GATTCGTATTCTTTCAAATCTTCTATCGTTTCACATTTGACAATTAGCTCTGCAACTTGTTTTGCAGTTAACTCAGGAGATTTTTCAACCTCCTGAGTCTTATCTTTTTCTAGCGATATTTTAATTCCGTATTTTCTAGCTCTGCCTCCTTCAGCTTTTGCTATACCACGCAAATGTCCGATACCTCCTTCAAATATTAATGTTGCCATTAGTATTTCTTTTTCAATCCTAAATCTCCGGTAATATCAGTAACCCCAGTCCCCGTACTGATAAGACTGCATTGGTAATAGCGCCAATTAGCATCTGCGTATTCATATTTAACTTTAGCTACAGTCCCTGCAAGATTTATTGTGTCAGGATTTGCTTGTAAATCAAAAAATACAGTTCCATCGAATGATCCTTGAGGCATGCAGTTCACGGTGGCAGTTCCAGAAGTATTTACTGGAACAATAGTCATGGTTATTGCATGATTTCTCTTTATTGGAGCTGGATCATCGATTGCGATAACCACCGTTTCCGAATTCACGGTAGAATCAGAAAAAAAGGCGGTGTAATCATTGGTTGCCTGAGACATTGCGCCAAAAGAAACCAGCATAAATAATATAACTAATAAATTTTTCATGATACTTATTTTAAATTTCAGCAGGTTTAAGAATCGCAGCTATTGCAGTTGTAAAATCACCAACAACAAACATATACTTGTTATAAATTGGGAACAATACCTCTTCTTGTATAATTGCAACAACCTGATTTTTTAGTTTTTCGTCAGTAGATTCTGAGAATTCAAGCACAAGAGAAGAAAACTCAAGAAGAGCGGCAGCCATCGCCCAATCGCCTACTGCGAAATTACCTGCCGGCATTGCGGTAGTTTCAACAACTGGGATGCCCGAAATAGTCAAAATGCCATTTTCAAGACGATTAACATCCAAATATTGCTCAGTAGTGTCTTTCAGTGTCTCAATCAATGTTGCATCAACTGGATTCAATACTATACCGTTCGCGGTGTACTCTTGTTGTGTAACTAATGTTTTAGCAACTTTAAGTACATCAATTTGCTGCGCTGCATCAATTGCGAGCTTAAACGGACTATTAACTACGAACGTCCAGTTTGCAAGAACATTTCCATCAGCCGTATAGTCTTGTTCAATTATAAATTGAGTTGGGCTAATCACTTTGGCAACATGCGCACCGTCATAAGTTGTTCCGGTTGTATTGGCAAATGTAATAGTATCACCGTTATTTAATAACTGATTGTCAGTTAGCGTAACAAGCGTTTTATTGGTACCATCGTATGCGGCAATAGAAGTTACTGAACCCGCTGCGCCTGAAATCGCTGAATTAATAACAGTTGCAAAATCATCTGCTACTTTAAAAATACCAGTTACATTATTACCTGTTCCATCTCCCCAAAGTAATTGAAAGTCTTCATAATATTTTACCTGAGCTGGCAATCGCTGCATTAAGTGATTCAATACCCATTTTGCAGATTTAATCATTCGTTTCGAAATGGTAACAAATGTTCCAATTCTTTTAGCGTCAACTGTCGATTCGCGAACTTTGAAAGCACTTTCAGCTAATTGACCATTTTCAGTATTAACACCAACTGCTCTGTCCCAATCGTAAACCTCTGTAAATGCTAGATATGGTAAATCAGTAGGCATTACAGTAAGCAAGTCGCGGATGTTTAATCTCGTAACTTGTGGGTGATCTACTACTTTTGGGTCTCTTGTAGTTATGTGAACCAATGAAGTCCCGGTGTAATCACTCGTAATGTCAACAGTTTTAAGATTGAAAGAAGCTTTTTTCTTACCATTAGAATCAACAAACTCCTTATAGTCGTCTGACTTCTGGATTTCTTCAATCTCTTTTCTCAGTCCGGTAGATGCTTTTGAACCTGCATTCTCACCCATGTTTTTGAGTTTCAAACCCTGCTCTTTTAATGCAGTTTCGAGTTTTTCCATTGAACCTTTAAATGCTTCAAATTTCTCAGCATCGAACTTTTCAAGTTTAGCAGCAATATCACTAAATTTCTGCTTATACTCTTCCTCTGTAACTAATCCCTTACGCGCTTCGTCAGACAGGGCCTTGAACTCCTGTTTGAAGCCGTCAATTTGCTCTTTGTTCTGTTCTTTAACAGATTCAAGCATTGCTTTTTTTTCTTCTTCTGTCATTTTAAATAAATTTATAATTTTTAATCTCTTCAACGAATTGAGTGCTTTCTAGCGGCTCAGTATGTTTCGAAGTGTCATCGACGACTTCTTTCTTTTTTTCTTCTGTTTCTAGTGTTGGGGTTAATTCATTCGCACCAAATAATACGGCTGAATATTCAAGTAATTTAATTTCAGTAACCGCCCAAAAGTAAGACTTGTTGTCTACCTTTTCTTTATTGATAACGAACTTATAATACTTATCCCAATTCTCTTTTTCAACGACATAATCTTCGTCGGTTGAGTTAACGCACATGTAAAGACGAATATACCTTAGTCCTATACTGTGTTGTTTTATTTCATCATCTGAATATAGATTGAAGCATTTTTTATCATAAGATGCTTTTACAATAGAGCTGCCTATTAATGACTGCCCTTGTGTTAAATCTGATTCTAAGTTGAATATTGATAAATCAAGCCACTCTGAACGCATCTTAACATTTCCGCCTATGATTGCGTCTGTTGAGTAATTATGGTTTTTTAGATGATAAATTAACTGTTTATTGCTGGCTCCTTTTTCCTTAATGGTTTCAGCCCAACAGTCAGGAATCAAAACATCCATGTAGCTATCACACCATCCAGCCATATTAGCGATGGCATCAACCTGCAATTCATTATCTCCTAAATTTTCAGCCTTTGAAACTGACTTGGTTACAGCCTTACCTATTATTGATATATCCTTTGCTTTTATACCTAAACATCCATAATCAAAAACATCAGTCTTGATCGGTGTTGAGCATTTTTGAGCCAATAAGCTTTTCTTATTTGCTTTTAAATGTGCAAATAATTCAGCCTTTGTGCTAAATCCTGGAATAACGACTCTCATTATTATTATTTTAAAATAATTTCCTTATTATCAACTTTCTTCTGCTTCATCTCCCTAAGCTTTTCGATTTCCTTTTTATCGAACTTTGGCTTTTTGCTTTTAATTTTCTCCATTGCTTCCGTTTTTCTTGTCCCATTCGAATTTATAAACATCACCACCGTCAACTATTGGCTGCTCAATTAACAATAGATAAGCATTAAGAGTTATCACATTGTTGTTATATGCAGATTCAGCTGTTCTACTATTCAAGTTCAATGACAATGCCTGTTCTTTCTTATTATTGCTTAGTGCCGGTATATGATCCCACCTTGTTTGAATCTCAAACCCATATTCGTAAGTATTTAATCGGTCGGACCAATATAAGTCTTCATCGGCTACCATTGGAATAGTAGTATCTTGATAAAGTCGCCTTACAGATTGTACTTGATTCTCATAAGTAGCTCCGGCAATATAAGTTTTAATCAATTCAGGAGGTACGCCGAACTCATTACCTATTAGAATAGCATTATTTGAAAACTCCTCATAAATACCCAACTCCTTAGAATTCATTATTGTTTTAATGTAATCCAAGGCGATAGGAGTAAGCATGAATGGGTTTTGACCGTTCAATAAACCATAATCAATTTTGAACGCATCGTCTATCTCTTTTTTCTCGCCAGATTGAAGTGGTACTGAAGCACCCATTCCATCAGTTTTCTTTGGCGAAATAATACCTTGCATTCCACGACTAGAAAGTATAGTATTCATTGCCTCAAATGCCTTTTGCGTGTTACTTATTGGCATCTTTAGCACTTCAAGCTTAGAAATACCCATTATCGTAGGTTCTTCACTCGAAATATTAACCTCATTGAAATGCAATATCCATTCAGGTTCAAAATACTCTATCGGATTCACGTTTGTTCTTGCGTATCTACTTATGATTCCTTTAATGTCCGTTTGGTTGTAAATCTTACCTGTTCGCCTTACGTCCATAAATTGACTAGGCAGGTTATACAGTGCCTCTACGTTCAGTAAATCAATCTTGCTATCCATGCCCACGGGCAAAACAGCGTTTACGTATCTATTGCCAAATGTTTTTAAATAAAAAGTTCCTTGAAATGCAAATTCTTTAGCTGATTGAACTGGGTTTGGTCGTCTACCTAATAATTGATATGCTTTTTGAATAGCCTTATCATTTTCAGTCCATGGTATAATCTCCCCTGAATTGACATCCACTGCAACCTTTTTGCCGTTACTAGAAGATGTTGCAAGTAAGTTAATTGCTGATTTTACAACTGGATTAAACCTGACAGCCTTCTCGAAGTCTTGCGGAGTCGATAAACTTATCCAACTAGGCTTGTCGCTAATATAATTTAAAGGAAGTGGAGTTCCACCGTACTTATTGACGTTGAATGCGGTGTTGCCTAATAAGCTATTTCCCCATCTGTTAAATTGAGAACCGAAGTACGACTTTAAGCTTGTCATTCAATAAGTGTAAAATTATTAGACAAATGTATAAAAAATTTACAACACTGTCAAATTAATTTACTACTGTATGATTTCTTTACACTTTGGATCAAAAAAAATGGAGCAGCTAATAAACCACTCCATCAAACCAAACTAATTTAAACTAAACAATGGAATACAAACAAACTCAAATATAGTGTTTTTTATTTAAAATATATCTTTTTGTTTTATTCGATCGGTGCCGTTATATCAAAATGCTATTATATATCCTTTTTTATTATATTTATTCTTTGAACATGCCAAAATGACTTTCCAAATGTGCAGCGGCTCCTGACAAACTATCCGGCGCGTCATCAAGCTTCTTGGAAGTTTTAAGCAGCCTGTAAACTTGATTCATAAACTTTTCAGTAGTTGGATTTGGATTCTCAGGGAACCGAAAGTAGTATTTAATAATACCTGACATGGACAGTATCCTAGCCATTTTGTTAGCCTTTGACCATTGACCGTATATTTCAACACCCGGCAATAGTTCGGTTATTCTACGCTTAAAATAAGCCCCTGAGCTGTTCGTTTCGACTACTATCTTTCTGATAGTTTGCTCTTTTGACTTACTTAATACTTGTGATTCTTGAATTGTTAAATTTTCCTGATCAAATATAGAATCAATCAAATAAACGTACGGCGGTATTACTTGTAGTATTGGCATTGCGAAATTATCCGTACCCTCGTCTGCCGTGTCAGCAAACGCAAACGTCCATCCTTGCATAACTTCTTTTCCATCTATTACTTCTGTAGGTATTTGTTTGTATGTTTTGCACTCGCTGCGTGGAAATGCCTTGTTCTCATTGTCGCCAATTGCCTCGCACATATAATTAGCATAGAATATCATTCTAGTGCGAGAATCAACTAACATCCTACTCTTAAGCTTTACGAATGCCTTTTTAGATAATATCTTTTCACACAACATTTCATCAGTTTCGGCATTATAAACTGGCATTGAAACAACATACCATTCATCTCCCTCCGTTTCTTCTAATCTAAATTGCGGGTCTAACTCTCCCCACAATGTCGCACAAAATATTTCTCTTACTTCACCTGCTTCGCTTTCACTATTCCTACTGGAAAATGTACCAGTCAACCAAATCCACAACTTATCCATTGCGGTATCGCTAAGTGCTTGGTCTGCACCCTTCACAATATCGTCCATTATTCTAAGCGTTGCACCTTTGCCTGTGACTAGGCCGTTAACACCTACGCCTAAGTAGTTGAAGTGCTGTCCTTCAAGTGCCCACTTTTGTACTGCTGAGTCCCCACGTTTCACCCTAGTGCTTGGGAATATGTCTGAATAAACGACTTGCTCCGGCATATTCTTAACACCCATTATCCCATCACGTGTAAACCTTGAAAAGTCAGTTGCTTGTGAATCTGTATTTGATGCGGTAATTATCCTTTCATCAACATTAAGGCCTAGAACCCATTTTGTAAAATTAACAAGTGTTCTACTCTTGCCATGTTGAGGAGGAATCCTTATCATTATCTTAGTATATGGATCGCCATTTGGTTTCAATAATTTGCTGAAATAGAAATCTTCAAGGGTGTTGCAAAGTTTTATTAAGTGTGGTTTATCAAAAGTGTAGAATTCTGGTTCTAAAGTGTTGCAGAATTCCCAGAACTTTCTTTTTGATAATTCAATATTTAATAGTGAATCGAAATTCATTATGGTTTTTTACCGTACTTTAGTTGGTATAGCTCTTCAAATGATCTGTTTTCAAGTCCTGTCGATTGCAGCGTACCATCCTTGTTTGATAAATCATGTTTTTCAGCGGCATTATACCCCATCATTTTATTGATCTCAGCAATAGCCTGTAGTTTGCTAAAGAACTTCACCTTAACATACTTGGTTTCAAGGTCGCAATCATCGCTAATAGTCCTTTCTTCAGTCTTGGTGTCAATTGATTCAACAGCAGCCAGTATTTCAGGATTATCTTTCTTAATGTCTTCCCAACTTTTTAAATCAATCCAATCATCATGGATTAGCTCTATTGAAGCGTAGGCAAGTTTTGATAATTCTTTTAATTGGCGAACCTTTGAGATGCCTGACTCAAGTTCATAGTCATGCTTGATAAAGTCTATGTATTGCCTAATATGAAGTTTTGTTAAGTTTTGACAGCCTATTTCAGCACAAGTATTTTCGCTGTAACCTGCTACTCTTGAAGATCTTGAAGCGTTCCAATCAATAATATACTCATGACAAAACCTTTTCTCTTTTGGAGTAAGCTTTTTTAATAGTTCCGCTTTGGTGTACTGCTTGTCTTCTGTCATTACCAATCAATTAAATCTTCCATCATGCAAATATAATTAAAAACAATTAAATAAACTCTATTCACTTACTGTTGGTACAATAATCACTGGGGTTTACATTCCATGTCAAATCATCTTCTGCAACATCAATTATGTAAATTCCGCATTTATGGTCTTGCCTTACAAATTTAGCTGCATAATCAAATTTACCTTTTCGTTCAACTCTATAAACTAACCCCTCTGGCTTACCGTGTGCAATTACCGTATGTAGGTGTTTGTTGCCGTTCAATTCCTCCAAAGCCCAATCTAATCTAAATGCTTGGTGTCCGTGAAAAATTATCCTTGGTGTTTCAATTTCTGCATTTACTGTTTTGCTTATTAGGTCAGCATGTAGCATCCTTTCATTATTTGCAGTAAAGTAATCAAATGCAATAAACGGGTCGTTTAAAACATCATATTTAATCCCGTGGGCACACATCATCCATTCTCCGGCAATGCGTTCATTTTCGCCAATAAAATCAAATCTATTGCCTTGTAATTTTACCCATTCATCAAAATAATGATGTTGTGCATATGGGCTTGTTTCTGCTAAATAACCAGATCGAGTAATAGCAATTATTTTGCCGTTTACTTTTGCTATTCCAACATTACTGCCATCATATTTTTCCGTTACAATAACATAGTCGTGTTTATCTCTGGTTTTTTCTGTCATTATTCGGTGCTGTCCTTCATGCACATACTTATCCGTAGCTCCAAGTTTTGAGCCTAATAAGTGCGGAATACTACCGTAATTTTTTCTTTTTAAAGGTTTCATAAAAATCTAATTTTTATTTTTATTCCTCCTATTGATTCTGTTACTCTTGACTCCCCGGCATGGAACAGTGGCAATAAATTTTCTTTTGCCGTTTTTCTTTTCCCGTATTATTCCTAAAACCAAATATAGCGATGTTTTTTGGGTTTCTATGTAAAT